ATCGTACCCGGATTTTACAACTATGGGATGTTTCTTGAACTGTTTAGGAATAATGTGATGATCCTCAACAAGACCCTTTCCATGAAGACCCCAACGCACCTTGAACATCTTGCGCGCTAGAGAGCCATACCTCATATCTAACATCTACTGATATTTATCTTTTACATGTGGGACAACACATCTAAAAGTTAAATTGCTCCTAACGGGTCTCGAACCCGTGACCTTGGCGTGCCTTTACGGGTGGGACCCCGCCTAAATATACTCTCGTATAAGCACCACGCTCTAACCAACTGAGCTATAGGAGCTCACAGTTCATACTCTGTAACTGTAAAACGACCTTTCTGCCTCGTCGTTGGAACCACAAAAAGTTGGGTTATCTTTTCTTTACCGCGCGGTGTACCTTTAACTTCTTTTGACAGTTTATCAATTGTAGCTGTAGATCTAAATGTAACATTGGATGTGTAATACTCTATGCCATCCTCCATTATCACAGTGACCTGATTCGGTGGTGAAACCTGGGCACCCACAAACTTTGATTGTTTGTAAAGTTCCCGAAACATTCAACCTACACTATACGGAGATAATCCTTTTAATCCACTCACCTGCTACAGTATCCCACGAGGATTCTACTTTTAGTGCTTCTTCTTGAATTTCTTTTCTCATATCTTCTGTATACTTTTCGTCATTTATCATTTTTACGATATCATTTGCAATATCTTTATAAGTTTCAATTTCATTATTTTGACGATTCATTTTGAAAAATTTACCAATGCGTTCACTAAATACATTTTCGTGTGTAATCAATGGAATACAACCAAGTAAAGCACTTTCTCGAACCGATATACAATCTATCTCACGAGGAGAATCTGTTAAATAAATATGGAAAGATGATTTTTGCTTTTCTTTGATAATCTCACTCATATCAACTCGCCCATGATCATAAACACCATCTGATTCGGCAAAAAGTATATTAATTTTATTTTTTAACGCAGTGGAATTGTTTTCCATTCCATAAAAACAATGTAATTCCGCATCTGGTACACGTTTTCGAATATAAGGCCAGCAATACTTTAAAATTTTTTCCAACCCCCTATCATACGAACTTGCATATATGAATCGCTTTAGATTTCTGTGTGAAAGCTGATTACTTTTGACGGCGTTAAACACAGCTTCTTCAACACCATTTGGTATTACTTCTATACATGCATTTTTCACTGTATGAATAACCTGGTCGCGATGGTACATTGACTTAACGACTACTTTTTTGGCCAGAGCAGACACGTTTTTAAGTTGTTCGTCATTATTCACATAATCGTGATAATCCACTAAAACATTTTTCGCCTTAATAGAAGTAATTTGTCTAATACCAAAATTTCGCCATAATATGACTGTGTCAAATTGATCTGCTAAATCTAACTTATCAAAAGTTTTGTATTCAACGCCATCATAGTTTCCCTCATTTACGTTACCAAATACGGTAACACTGGTCACCATTGGATTATTAACCCAACGTTTACACAATTGAATTACAGCCTTTTCGGAACCTCCGTGATATTTTTCAGTTGGATCGAAACGGACTGCACTATTGCCACATATATAGACAATAGAACCACTTGGCCATGTATTGGCTTTAAAATTATCTGGAAAAAAGTTCTTAATAGTCGACACCTCATGACCAAGTGTATTTGAAATAAAACCACGTATTGTACCGCCACACTGTCTTACGAGCCAGCAAAATGAATAATCTTCGCCGAGCCAGTGTTTTACATCCAGCGGATGTAAACCATTTTCTGGGTCTACAATACGCGTTCTAAAAAAAGGTATAGTATTATTAGGGTTATCTGCATTAATACAAAATCGCCCTTCTTCACCATCTAATTGTTTAATGAGATTAATAAGTCTTGTACATATTGGGCGATGTATTAACATAAATCCAGTGCCAGCATACAATAAACGATTATCTCTATAATTATCTAGAAATGCTCCCAAATCGACTGGATATGCATTTGGTTCACCGCTAGATTTACAATAGATACCACATGAAACATCGCATTTTTTTAATTTTACCAAGTTTACAATATCTTCTTTCATAAATACATGATCACTGTCAATAAATAAAAATAAATCCCCATCTTTTGAAGTATCGTACCAGTTGGTTAGTGCAATAGAACGCGCGTGAACAATATTTGACATTCCATGTTTAGGATAAAAAGCAATGTTCATCTTAATAAGATTCTTGATGTCACTAGTTAATACACGAAGTATGCATTCTGCAAAAGTTGTATTAAGTGTTGACTTTGACGGTGTAAAAATAGTTAACGTGTGTGGGTATGACACCATTTAATTTAAGTGCATTCTACCCTTTAAACTATGCGGAGATAATCCTTGAATGGCATGATACTTGTCGCACCCTTGATGAAGTCTCTGTGTTCTTGTGCGTGATTAAACGCTTCCCTGACCATGCGTTCTGCGAGAATACTATCGTATGTACACGGATCAACCGCACCAATGAGGTAACCCGGAGTAATCACTTTAGATTTTACAGAAAGACTGGTAATTAAGTAGTCATATTCACACATTTCAGAAATAACAACAACAGCGTACCCACGATTTCCATAGCTGTATTCAATAGAAGTCCGATAATCACCGCGTGTACTTGGTGTGATGACATTCGTTATCTTTGAATTCCTCGCGAGACCCGCGTGTGTTGTCAATCCGCTGTTGTGTCTTCCAGGTACTTCTAGGAAGACGATGGAGTTTGTTGAAGACGCCTCAATGTACGCAGAATCAATGTACCTCGCAAGCTCTTGAACAGCCGTTTGGAAACCAATAGATTCTAAACCCGGTATGTCATTAAAGATTGTTTTAGCGATACCGATAATATTGGTATCCACCCGATCATCTAGGGCTAAATCTCTCGCAGACTTCATGGACTCATTTCCACAAATACAATAGAGACGGTCGTAGTCACCAAGGTTCTTTACGGCACGGTCAATGTCAACATAGTCGTATGATGTTTTTAAGAGTGAACCTGGTCCATCATCAATGTGTTCTTGATCAAAGTACTCCTTGATATTTTGATTGAGACCTCTAAATCCATCACAGAAACCGTGGACTTTATTACCTTGATTTCTCTCACGGAGAGTGATTGAGCGAATGAGAGTGTTAACACCTGGACAAACACCACCGGCGGTGAGAATACCAATGTTCATTTTGAATTACATACGCACTTAGTTTTTATATATGTATAATCTATAGGAATGTCTATGGAAATTGTGACATACGTCAACAACCAATTTGATGTACCAGTCAAAGTCTTGGGTTGGAGTAGAAAATGGAATGGGTTTGGCTTTCTTTCCACAGAGGCAGAATGTTTTGTTACCCACATTAACTCTATTTACAATGTTCTACGCTTTTGTAGCGGATAAATCATACACTCTCCATTCTCGCTAAATCATCTATACTAGTTCCATCTCTACTTTTACGTGTGATAGCCTTAAACGCACCCAACCACCTCGTGACGGCGCGATTAGAACCGAGTTGCGACGACGTTTCATCGCTCACGATGATACTAAGTCCATTACACACATCTGGTTTATTTGTGCGTTCAGGGAACTCTAAATTAAAGGCTTGTATAGATATCGCGGGGATGTCAGGGGCCTCATCGAGAAGCCTATCATATTCCTCACGACACTTCTTGACAAACTTAATAACACATGTTCTATCTCGTGGGTCTAGTGAAAGTTCCATATCAATATTCCTATAATACTTTGAATATTGAACACACATAGATGAGTGTAATTCCGAAAGACTGAGACTTTGACTAAACTTACCTATACTCGTAAGAATTCCACCAAGTACATTGAGGAATGCAAACATGTATTGAACGATCATGATTTTAGCCCTTGTCTCGGATGAAATACTCTCATTTCCACTTGGATTAAGTACAGCGAAACCACCAACTCCCGTAATGCTCGCAATGACTATACTGGGGTATGACAAGTAGTCGTTCTGCTTTTTAAAATGGAGTCGAGCGTGGTTATGAAGCCAGCGATATCCGGCAGCTCTCTCTGCCCACGATTTAAGAAGCCTCTCCTGCTTCTCACACCATGGGTGAGTCTCCTCCTGTGCTTCCATTATTTTACGCGGGCATTTTTAATCTCTGTCGCCTCCTGATACGCGAGAGAGTCTACTAATTCATTCTGTGGGTCTCCGTTGTGTGCTTTGACCCAACGCCACTCTACAGACTTCATTTTCTGAGAGAGTGTATCAATTTCAATCCACAGTTCTTTATTCTTAACGGGTGTACCCGCAGCTGTACGCCACCCATTCCTTTTCCAATTTTTAATCCATGAAGTTATACCATTCTTGACATATGTGCTGTCAGTAAACAGTCTTATCTCAAGAATGTCGCGTGCGAGACACTGTTGAAGCGCCTTAACGACTGCAGTCATTTCCATAGCGTTGTTTGTAGTGTTGTCTTGTCCCCCAGAGATTCTCAATCCTGGGCCAACAACACCCCACCCACCTGGACCAGGGTTGCCGAGGCAACTACCATCTGTGTAAATGTCCTGCATTTGTTATTACATGTGTCATTTATTTAAGTTTGAAATATCCATTACGACCATTGCGTGACATTGCGAAAACAGTTGCGATGATACCCAAAGCGAGAATTGAGACTGGGATCCAGACACCCATCTGCTGTTGCTTAGTTTGCTTTTGCGCCATTTTATACCATATCATTAGATTTAAAAACTGTGTTCCGATCAATTTTTAAAGTTAATTTTTTTATTACGCGAAACGAGACGAGATCAAAATACCAACTTAGTTGGAGAACGCCAAGCCACCCATACCGGATTGGATGCGGAGGACGTTGTAGTTGGTCGCGAACATGTGCATGGTGGTCGCGTCAGTGGCGTTCATGGTCACCGCGACTTGAGCATTGTCAATACGACTGAAATTACAGCTCCCTGTTGGTTGATGTTCTTCTGGCTTGAGAGCGAAGGAGTAAGAGTACACACCTGGGTATGGGGTACCAGAGTGGTGGTTGTACGCTTGGAGTTGGTTGAAGTACTTACCCCGTTGTTCCTTGAATCGGTCTTGACCGTTGAGGACCAACTTGAATTTATCAAGTGGACCCGCGGCTTCTTCAGTGAAGTCAACAGTGGAGCCACCAGTGCCGAAGGCAACGAGTGGGACACCAGTCGCTTGGCTGATTGGCACGTAGCAGTTGGAATCGGAGATCGCACGCGCGTTGCTGTCGAGGATAATCTCATCAGCGTTGTTGCTGGAGGTAAAGTTCCAGAGGGAGTTACGGGACGCGGTGTTGGAGAAGCACCACACCAATTCCTTGACTGGGTGGTTGTAGGACAAGCGAACTTGCTTGGTAGCCGCAGAGGTCACGGTGTCGGAGCCAGTGTGTTGCACTTGCTCGATGAGGTATTCGTGACCCTTTTGCGCGAAGCGACGACGCTCTTCGGTGTCCAAGTAGATGTAGTTGGCCCACACCTTGAAGACATTCTTGTTGAGGTAGACTTCCATGTCGGACGCGCAGTCGATGTCGATGCGGACTTCGTGGTATTGCAACGCAATCAAAGGCAAATAAAGACCTGGGTTGCGGTTGAAGAAGAAGATCAA